CGAAACGGATTCTACAACTGGTAACTGGAAAGCCAAAACTTCGCCGAGTGTTACTTACGGAACTAATGGCTTCTTCTTAAAAGGAGAAAATAGTAGTGCTTTAGGAACAGACAGTTCAGGAAAAGGAAATAATTTTACAGTCAATGGTACACCTACACAGACAATAGATACTCCTTCTAATGTTTTTGCTACAGTTAATCCTCTACATTTTGGAAGTGATGCTGGGACTGTAACTATGTCAAATGGTAACACAACTTTTTCAAATTCAGGAAATGATACTTGGAGAGCATCTACACAAGCTGTTTCATCAGGTAAATATTATGCAGAATTTAAAGCTACGGGTACGGCAATTGCTAGTGGTGTAGGAATAAATAATGGTAATCAACCAGCTTATATTGGAAGCAACTCTTATGATTATATTTATGGGTTTAATGGAATTGTTTATAATAATGACAGTAATGCTGGTGGCTCTTTTACTGCACCATCTACCAACGATATTATTGGAGTGGCTTTAGATTTAGATAATAATAAAATTTATTGGAGTTTAAATGGAACTTGGTTAAATAGTGGCGACCCAACAAGTGGTGCAACAGGAACAGGAGCAATATCGGTGGCTGACCCTAGTACAAATGGAACAGGGTTTTATCATTTTGCAGTAGGAGATGCTGGTACAGGAACTGTAACTTTTTTATCTAACTTTGGCAACGGATACTTTGGAACTACCGCAGTAGCTTCTGCACAAAACCCTGATGATGGCATAGGGATTTTTGAATATGATGTTCCAGCAGGTTACAGAGCATTATGTACGAAATCAATTAACGCACAGGAGTACAGCTAATGGCACAAATAGATAAACCAAATTTACATTTTACAGCTTTTAATTTTACTGGAACAGGTAGTGCAAACACTCAAACTGGAGTTGGATTCACCCCTGACTTTTTTTGGCTAAAAAATAGAAATGCAGCTCAAGGTCATTGTTTAATTGATGTTGTAAGAGGAAATAATAATTATATTTCTTCTCATACAACTAACGCACAACTTTCAGATGTAGGTACAGTCGGAATAGCTACCGATGGATATGTTTTTGGTAGTGGAGATATATTTTATAATGGTTCAGCAAATAATTACACAGTTTGGAACTGGAAGGGTGGTGGTACAGGTTCATCTAACACAGATGGTTCAATTACTTCTAGTGTTTCAGCTAATACTACAAGTGGATTTAGTATTGTAAAATATACAGGTACAGGTGCAGTTGCTACAGTAGGACATGGACTAGGTGTTGCACCTTCTATGATTATATTTAAGAACCTCTCAACAACTGACAACTGGAATGTCTTTAACACATCTCAGACAAATGGAAAATTTATAAGATTAAATGAGGCTGATGCAGAAGGTAACACTGGAAGATTTAATAATACTAGTCCAACATCTTCAGTGTTTTCTCTTGGTGTTAATGGTGCTAATCCAGTTAATGGGAGTGGTAATAATATAATTGCTTACTGCTTTGCAAATGTTAAGGGATATCAAAAATGTGGCTCATACATTGGAAATGGAAATACAGATGGAACATTTATTTATACAGGTTTTAAACCAGCTTTTTATATGTACAAAAGAACAGACGCTTCAGCTAACTGGACTATCTTTGATAATAAAAGAAATACTTTTAATGACATGGGTCTCCAATTACACCCTAATCTAGGTAATGCTGAAGCTTTCTCATCAAGAGGAGATTTTTTATCTAATGGGTTTAAAGTCAGATCCTCGGCTGGTTCTACCAATGCTTCAGGTGGAAACTATATTTATTTAGCTATAGCAGAATCTCCATTAGTAGGCTCAAACGGTGTACCAACAACAGCAAGATAATGAATTCTAAATTAGAAAAACTTTTTGGAAAACTAGAAACTCTTGAAGATCAAAGACAAGATGTTTTAGACGAGATTAAAAATATGTTATACGATTTAGAATCTGAAGAAGATGAGTATGATAATTATGAATCGGAAGGCACAACAGATGAGTGCTAATGGAACAATTACTAGATAAGATAGCATTTTTGCTATTACCAACTAACTTCGCAAAGATTATACCTTACTGTTTTTGGTATTGGGTTATGTTCACAATTATAATTATTTGGGTTATGAAAAAGAAATGAGTGAAAGACTAAGCCTTTTTATCGGTAAAGAAAACGACAGAAAATTAAAAGAACATAAGGAAAAGATTCTATTAAAAAGCAGAAAAGAAGTTGATATCAATGGCAACGGAACTTCAGGCTATGTCATTAAACAAGGTTCTGAAAAAGGGAGAGTCCTAAAGCATATTCAAATTAAGAGTAAGAACATATGAAGATAAGTGACAACACAAATATAGGATTACCATTAAGAAATTTAATTGGTTTATTAATTGCTATGGTAACAGGTGCTTGGTTTGCTTTTGGAGTTATTGAACGACTAAACAAATTAGAAACTAAAAATCAATTATTTGAAAAAGATTTACTAGAGGCTAGTGTTCAAAAACCTATAGACCAAGAACAATTTATGCTCATAGAATATATGTCTAAACAATTAGAAAAACATCAAAGTCTATTAGACCAAAATATTCATACAGGAGTAATGTTAAAAACATTTGAAAAAGATATAACCAAACTTAAAAAAGATGTGGAAAGATTAAAAGATTCAACAAGAGATATTAAATTCTCTAATGGTAAACATTAATGATTGAAACAGTTATTGCTTTATTTATGTCTATGGCTGGAGAGTTAAAAGAATTTAAGCATCAAAATACTATCCATGAATGTCTAATGAAGAAAAGAGTTGCAGAAAGAAATAGCGGTAATAATATTCGTTATTCATGTGGAAAAGTAAAAGCAGATATTAAAGTTAATAAAGATGGAAGTAAATCAATAAATAAAATTATAAATAAAAACAAATGAATATAGCAGAACTATTTAAACAGAACTTTGTATTAGTGCCTATTATTGCTTCTGTTGTAGTTGGGACATTTAGTGGAGTTAAATATATTGTAAGTTTAACAGAAACTATTAACGAAAATAAAAGACAGATTGGAATAATTCAAAACACTAATTTAAAAAATCAAATTAAATATATTAGTCAATTAACTATGAATCAAAATCAAATTAAATTAGAAATGGAAAGAGAAAAAGGAAGTAAAGAAATGACCACAAATAAATTTACTACTATCTTTGAAAAAATAAAAGGAATAGAGTTTGACATTAAACAAATTCTTTTAAAAGGGAGTCGTTAAATGAATCAAGACAGACCTAAACCCAGCAACCCAAATCCAAAATAATGGCAAAAAAAGGAAATATATATGGTGCAGTTGTTACTTACACCAAAAGATACAAAGGAACTTCCATTGGAAAAAAACCAATATCTTCTACCATGAACAAGAATAAGCGAAAAGGAAGATCAAGAAAGCAAATTAGAAACTCTGCTAAACGAGGTCAAGGTAAACCTAGATAATTGACATTGTGGTCAAATACAACTAATAGGACTTTATGGCTAAACAATCATCAACAGAAGTTAAACTGCAATTCATTTGTGAAAAAATTTCTAAATTAGAAAAAGGACAAGATGAATTATTTTCTCAGATCAACAGAGGCAAAGGCGGAATTTTTGTTGTTTTGGTTATAGCTGGTTTAGTTAGTGGGTTTTATAATTATTTTAAATAATGAATGAACATAAACGGATATTAATTATATCTGATTTGCATATACCATACCACCGCAAGGATAGCTTTGCTTTTCTTAAAGAAATTAAAAAACAATTTAAGCCTACTAGAATCATAAATATTGGAGATGAGATTGACTGTCATGCTCTTAGCTTCCACGATACCAACCCTGATCTTCCTTCTGCTGGACATGAACTATCTTTATCAAAAGAATACATAAAAGAACTAGAAGCAATATTTCCTGAAATGACTTTGCTTGACTCAAATCATTCTAGTTTGATTTACAGAAAAGGAATTAAGCATGGAATACCTAGAGGGTTCTTAAGAAGTTATAATGAATTTTTAAATGTTAAGAAATGGAACTGGGTTAATGATTTAACTATTACTTTGCCAAATAAACAAAGATGTTTTTTCACACACGGTATATCAGCAGATGTAGCTAGGGTTAGTCAGATACAGTCTATGAATACTGTTCAGGGTCATTTCCACTCAAAGTTCAAGATTGAATACTGGGCTAATAGTGACGCTCTTATGTGGGGAATGCAAGTAGGTTGTATGATAGAGCAGACCAATATGGCATTTCATTACGCAAAGAATTTTAAGACGAAATTTATTATGGGTTGTGGTATGATAATTGACTCGCAACCAAAATTAATGCCGATGGTACTAGATAACAAAGGCAAATGGATCGGAAAATTAATATGAAATTATCAGCTAACTTCTCACTGGAAGAACTTACTAAGTCGCAAACGGCTTCAAGAAAAGGAATACCTAATAATCCTAACGCATCTCAAATAGATAATCTTAAATCTTTATGTACCAATGTGCTTCAACCAATACGATCACACTTTGGTAAGCCAGTAACTATTTCTTCAGGATTTAGATCAGGAGAACTCTGTATTGCTATTGGTTCAAAAATTACTTCCCAACACACTCAAGGACAAGCGGTAGATTTTGAAATACTAGGAATGGACAACAAAGAACTTGCCGACTGGATTATTAGTAACATTGAATCTTATGACCAACTGATCTTAGAATTTTACGAGGGTGGTAATAGTGGTTGGATTCATATTTCTTATGTCAATGAAAAGAAGAATAGAAAAATTAATGGAAAAGCAATTAGAGATGATGACACACAAAAAACAAATTACATACCTTACTAATGACTAATCCAGCTTTATTTAAAAATATATTTGAATCTCCTAAAGATACTCAGGTGGGTGGTTCGCATTATAAAGACCAAAAGATTCAGGTGTCAGATTACATCTATGAAAACAACTTGAATTGGTATCAAGGCAATGCTATCAAATATATTAGTAGGTATAATAGAAAAAACAGCGATGCTTTTATGCAAATACAAGATTTAAAAAAGGCTGTTCACTACATACAACTACTAATTGAGAAAATAGAGAAAAACTGATTTTAAGCTATTTTAAGGCTATATAAATTATTCTCTAAGTGTTGATAAGGTAAGGCTATCAAATCGTTTTAAAAAAGGCTAATTTGACAAGAATTTAGCTATATGAGAACAAAGGTAGAACTATGATTTGGTTAAAATTATTAAGCAACCCACTTACTAAGTTAATTGCTGATAAAACTGTGGGTGCTATACAGCATCACTTGAAGAAAAAAGAAATAACTAGGAATGCTGAGATTGATGCAATTAAAGATGTCAATATTGAACAAATTAAACAGGGAAACAATTCGCTTAAAGATGAGTGGATTACTTTGGTCTTTACGATTTTATTTTTGGCTCATTTTATTCCGTCTTTTCAGCAAGCTATGGCTACTGGTTGGGAAATACTCAAACAAGCAAACGACTACTACTGGATTATCATTCTCACAATCGTTGGCGGGTCATTCGGAGTTAATACCATTAATAAATTCAAAAAATAAAATGGATTATGTGTTAAGCACAATCATCATTAGCTATCGTTGTAAAAAGACTGGAGAGTCAAAATATACCTATACTAAAGTAGAAGATTTAGCTGACAATTTATTTAATACTCGTCATGTAGTATCTTTAGTTGGTAGCACAGATAAGTATGATGTTTTAAATGTAGAATATGAATTAGAGCCTTGTAATTTTACGGACTTTGATTCTGAGGTGTCTAATCTCTTACACTAAAGAGGAATAACAAAGTATTTATTGCCTTCATGGTATGAATCAAGCTTAGATTTTGGCAATAGTTCCATTAGCTGGGAGATAGTTTTAATAATCATTTTATCGTTAAAGCAAAAGCATATGTAATAGGGTGTATATTTAACATCACACATTACAGCTTCCCAAGCACAATACTTTTTTAAATCTCGTATCTTGATTTTATTACTCGCTTTAATTTCTGCATAGAACTGTTTATCATTTCCGTAACAAAAATAATCAGGTTGAGCAACCATAAGACCAAGCTTACCCCAATGCGGGATAGGACTTTCAAACAAGTTTTCATCTGCATTGAGTAGTAACTTTTTAAAAGAAAGTTTTTTACTTCTACAGTAATCTTCAAACCTTTTTTCAGCAAATCTTGGGTCATAGTTTTTAACTCTTTCATGGTACACCTCTTTGTTTAGTTCGCCTTTATTAAATATCTTTTTTTCCATAATTCCTTATCTGTTGTTGCAGATACTTAACTCTTAAATTTAGTATTTCTTTTTGTTCTTTTAAAATAAGATTCTCATTAGTTAGCTGTTCTATGACTCGTTCCAAATCAAGTTCTCCCCTATCGTCTATTTGTTTATGTGTCTTTGTGTTGCTATCCATGATCTCATATATTCTAAAGTTGCTAATAAGTTTGCATAGTTTGATTTTTTTTTACTGTATTTTCTTTCAGCTTCAATAGCACCATCTACTAAGACTTTATAATTATTATCTGCAATGGCATGAGATTTGGCTTCTGCCATACTACAGTTCTTTTCCATTTTAGAAGCTAAAGTTAATTGTTCTAAAGAAATTTTTTTATGTTCTTCTATTCTACGATAATCGTATTGGGCATCTGCCACTGCATCACTAGCAGTATCAAGTTCTTGTTTTATTTCTTCAGGGGTTTTTAGAGTAAAGTGTTCCATATGCCTTCTCCTTGTTTTACTGGTTATGTTAAGAACTAACTTAAGCTGTTAATTCTTCTTGAACTCTTATTCTTTTAAAGCTTAATCTTCGTGCTTCTTCAAGATACTTCCTAGCTTTCGCTTGAAAGTTAAGACCAAGTTGATATTTTCTATATTCAATATCACGCAGTCTTTGGAGTTCTTTCTGACTTACTGTCATTGGTTTTCTCCTTTGTAATTTTAGTTCTCTCCATTTTGAGATTACTAATCTTAACTTCTTTGAATGTACCTTCTAATCCACTCAAAGCTTTTTCTTCTGAGTCATATTCTGAAATATATTCAAAAAGGCATGAACCAGTTACTTTTTTTATAATCATTATATTATTTTTGTATTCTTTGCAATAGTTGGAAACCCCAGCTAAAAACCAAGATGAAAAACGAAAGGGACTTGGGAAAAAAAGCTGGGGTTAAATTCATATTAAAATTCAGATTCAAATACAGTTTTCATTTCTTTTATGAAATTTTGTAT